CATCGACCGCTTGATGAACTCGTATTCCTTGTAGAGAATCTGCGTCATCGGGCCTTGCTGCTGGGCCACGACGTAATCCTCCGTCCTGACCTGCCCCCGTGCCTGCTCGATATCGGCCGCCATAGCCGTCGTGTGGCTCTTGGTCTGCGCGCCCTTGCGAGGATCGTTGACGCCGGTAACATCCTCATACTGCTTGATGAGCGCGATGTAGACCTGCAACAGAGCCGCCGGGTCTCCGATGTTGAGGTCGCGGATCGACGATTCGATGTCCTCCACGCCGGTATGACCTCCCGGCGAAATGTCCACCCCTCCCACAAGGCCGGGGTCGTTCTTGTCGTAGATGATGTGCGGCTCGGCATTGAGCGCCGCCGCTGCCATCAGGCGATTGAGGGCTTCCGAGGCCGCCTCCTGGATCGGCGCGCCCTTCATCAGGGGGCTTAATCCGTAGGGCGATTCCACGTTCTCGCGGATGTAGGTCCCGACCACCATCTCGGCGTTTACGTCGGTCTCCAGACGGATGACCTTGGGTCCCCCGGAAACGCCCAGCGCGACGAGAATGCGAACGTTCGGCAGATAGCGTGAGGTCTTGGACCCGGGCACGTAGATGTCGCCCTCGTATTCCGCGACCCTGATCTGGCCGCGATGTTCGGTCTCCTTCCCGACCGGCTCCAGACGGGAAACGGCGCCGGTGCGCCAGCCCTTGTCCGATCCGCCCTGCTTCGCCGCCCGTTTCAGGTCGTCCAGATGCTTCCACGACGTGCCGATGGTCGCGGGCGTGGTTCCATAGCCTTCGTGCAGCACAGCGGAAGCGAGGTCGTCCAGATAGGTGTTCTTGACCGAGCGCGGGATGACGGCGGGACCCTTGGCCCCCTTGGAATACACCCCCCTCTCGTCCGTCGTGAACTTGGAGTAGGTAACTTCCCTGATGCGGGCAATGTATGTCCCGTACTTGATCGCCTCTGCGTGGAGAAGATCAAAGGCCCCACGGAAATCGTACATCCAGTGGTGATGGTCGATGGCCGCCTTTACCAGCGTGTCGGCGGTGTCCTGATCCATCCTGATCGGCGCTTCCAGCCCGTCGATCAACGGGAACCGCTCGCGCCGCTTCTCGAATCGCTCAAGATAGTCGTCGGAGAGTTCTGAGCGAACCGTGTACCACTCCCTCCCCCGGGGGAACATCATCCGGCGCGCATCGGCCATGATGACTTCCAGCGCGTTGAACTGTGACGGCAGTTCGGTATTCGGGAACCAGTCGTTGTCCTGACCCGACTGCACGACGCGGACCTTCGGGGACATGGCAATCTGCCGATCAACTTCGGCCCACGCCTTCTCCAGATGACGGCGATAGGGCGCTTCCTCGCGGCGGCGCAACTCGTCCGCCACCAGTTCCCCGATGGCGATCCATTCGTTCTGAGTGAACTCAGCCATTGACCTTGAACGCCCCTTCCTGGAGGACGCCGTTCTTCAGTTCCTTGGCGAGCGACAGGAAGTCATAAGCGTTGTTCAGCAGAAGCTGCCGGAGGTCTTTCTCGGATGCCTTTGGATCGGCGTCGATGCGCCGCGCAATCCCACCGGCCCCCCAATACCCGCCCCACCGCAACAGTCCGTCGTCGCCCGCGATCTGGCCCCACGCGAGATAGATTTCGGCCATGTCGGTCGTGACGCGGCCGAAATGCCAGAAACCGGCGTGCTGCGCGATACGCTGCAACCGGGTCCGCGCCACCTGGTCCAGATCGGGCCGCTTCATTCCAGCCACTCGATGGTGAGAATGCAGTCGTAGACCGCCCGGGCCGAAAGCGCGGCAATCCCTCCGACCACCCGTGCCGTGGGGTTGAGGACCGAGGCTGTGCCGTCCAGCGTCTCTTCGATACGCGCATCAAAGCCGTTGAAGTTCACCACGAACGCCCCGTCCGCCGCGAAGAGCGCCTGCCGGGCGGCTTCGGGGACCGCAATCGTGGTCGCCTCGCCGCTACGGAGGAAATGCATCGTCACGTATCGGGCAGGCGAGGAAATGTCATTGTTCGTCAGCATCTAGTCCCCCATCGCCTGCTTGAGCGCCGCCATCTTGTTGAGGGCATCGTTCATCTTGGCGTTTGCCTGATCCAGCATGGCCGCCGCTTCCGCCTCGCGCTTCTCCACTGCCGCCACGCGCTCGACTAGCACAGCTTCCGCTGCCTCCAGCGCAGTCTTGCGGTCGGCAAGTACCCGGCGCTCGCCATCGCATTCGGCGCGCGTCCGTACCGAATAGTCGTTCACCGCTGTTCTGACCGCCTCCGCTGCCGCGTCGATGTCGGCCGCCCGCTTTTCCGCCTGCCGCACAATCTCGACGGCATCCGACTTGGCAGCAGCCAGAATCGCATCGGCTTCGGCCCGCACGGCTTCGGCTTTCTTGATCTTCGCCGCGCCACCCACGGAGGCAGCCGCTTCGTCGCGCACCTTTTCGTATCGCGCGATCTCGGCCTTGAGTTCGTCAGCCGAATCGAAGATGGCAAGGAACGGCTTGAGGAACGCCACCTTGTCGTTCGGAGGCATGTTGTGCATTTCTTACGTCCTCGTTCCAAACTCGACGGCCATCAGGGAAACGGTCAGCGCATCGCCTGTGGCCGTGGCGGCCGATGCGTCGCGAACCCGCACCGAGTACCCGGACGGGATGAACAGATGGTCTATCGGGGACGACAGGAACGTCCCGCCCCGCACGCTCGTCATATCCGGCATTGCCGGGCCGAACTGCACGTTGATCGTCGCCCCGGCGGCATAGGTCGTGCCGGTGAGCATCCGGTAAACGACGTTGGAGTCCCGGTCCAACACCTCCAGGGCCGGTTGACGGTCGCCCGTCGCCGCAGAGCCGGTGAAGGAGGCGAACACGGATTCGACCTTCCACTCCACGTTGTCCGGGACGGTCACGGAATGCCCCGAATCTGCGCCCCCGGTCGCGGTGGCGCGATAGGGCACGGATCCGGGAGTCGTCGTTACCGAAATAGCCATTCGGTCTCCCGTCCGAAAAGTTGGAAGAAAATGATGTCGTGCGGGGTTCCGCCCTTGGATGGAGTAGGAGCAGGAGTCACGCCCCCGAAGTCCCCAAGCCCGTAGGTCACGAGATAGGCGATGGGGGCCGCAGTAGAGCCCCCGATGCCAACGGTGATGAGATCGGTCGAGGCCATGTCAGCCGGACCTGGTGATCGAAGTCGGGGCGCTCGAATCGTTCAGCGTGAACGTCATCGCCGTGGTCGAGCCGTCCAGCTTCTTGACCGTCAGGGTGGTTCCCGAGACGACACGCTCTTGCTGCCATTGCTGGATCGCGAATAGCGCCTGAGCCGCCGTAGGGGCCGCCCCATCGGTCGCATAGGATTCGGTCAGGGCCGTGGTGAACAGAGCCGCCAGATCAACCGCTTCATAGGTGAATGCCCATGCGATGCTGCGCTCGGTCGCCGTGCCGGTTCCCTCCGATGTAACGGTTACGTCCCAGCCGTCAGAAATGCCGTCGAAGCAGAAATCCAGCGGGGGAACCGAAGGACCCTGCGCATAGCCAATGATCTTGGTCCGCTCGTTGCCGTTGATGACGCGAACCAGCTTAGCGACGAACCTGTCCCCCTCCGCAACGTTGGTCCAGTCAATCGTGACGCCGACCCGGCGGGCAATGGTCTGGAGGCTTTTCGACGTGCTGTCCGCGCCGAGGTAATACGGCGTGGTGCTGATCGTGGCGGAATCCGCTGTGGTGGTAATTGCCATCAGCCCACCCCATACGCGGCAGCCGAGCAGTTGGCATCGCTGCCGCCGCTCACCTGTGCCCGCACGTAGACATTTTGTCCGACATGGCCGACGCCCCACCAAGGGCCGGGGACCTTGCCCAACATCTCGGCCGTGCCAGTCTGGTAGTTCAGTCCGTCGATCACGCCCCGGTCCCCGGCGGTCGAGCCTAGGCCCAACTCCACGTTGACCCCTTTGGAGCCGGTGGAAAGATCATCGCAATGGTACCCGCATTCCCACGCATAGATTTCGCGGTCGAGCGTGCCGAGATTGGCCCATGCGCCGACCGAGGTCGTGCCGGGCGTAAACGCGGTGCCGTCGCAATTCCCCGTCCCTGCGCCCGCCGTAGGGCCAGACGTGCCGATGGTCTGCACGAACGTCCCCGCCCACGTCGGATATTCAGGCCGCCCCCATGCGCGCCAGTAGACATAGGGCTCACCGAGCAGCGGCGGACCGACATACGCGGTGTTATCTATGGCCAGTTTGGCTCCGATGGTCGTTCCTGCCGGGATGAATACCGGGAAGCGATACCGAACCCCGCCGCCGGCGGTGGCTGACGTTGCAAGGCCCGTAAGCCCGCCCGCCTGCCCCACCAGAAGGTGCTGGATGAACTCAGCCCACGCCGTCCCACCTGCGGTATCGCGGACGATAGACAGCATAGCGGCCGTCGCATTGCCAGCCAGCGCCAGAGAGTGAAAAACGACTTCGAACAGATAGGCGTCGAACGACAGGGCCGAGCCGACCTGCACCGTCGTCCCGTAGGCGTTATCCGCAGGGACGACCGCCTGCCCGAGCGTTGCCGACAGCCGCCCGGTGTGGCTGGCTTCCAGCGCCTGGAAGGCCGGGGGGCGGACGATCAGGTCCATGCGCGGACCAATGTGGCACGTTCCGCCGTCAGAAGGTTGACCGACACCAGGTAGCCCACACCCGCGACTGTCGCCGGGTCGTCCAGATCGACGTTCTGCGCGACCTCAAGAAGCGACAGGAAGTCATGCACGACAGGATCGGTCCCCCGTTCACCACGGATCGCGATGCGCTCCTGCACCGTAAACCGCTGCATGAACTCGGCCGGGCTCAGGATGCCCCTACGCGAATCCGTCTCGTCGTAGTCCCGCGTCTCCGTGTTCCAGACGTACCGCTTGGTGCGGTCTGCATGGCGGTTCGGGTCGTAGGCCGTGGCCCGGAACGACTGGCCGACCTTCAAGGTCGGTTCGCTGGTGCCGACCGAAATGTCCTCGCCCGTCGTGGTGTCGAAAATCGTGTAGTGGGTCATTGCACGTTCCGATGGGCCGCCGCCGTCAATTCCCGATTAGCGCGACCCTCCAATGATCGGTTTAGAATACTTGGGACGGGGTGGTGGTGCAAGAACCAATACTTTGGCTCGTCTTTTGTCCATCAGGGCGTACTGGGTGGCCTTCATCAGGTCATCGTTCTTGGCGACGATGATCCCGTCCTTGCGGTGGTAGGCGCGTTTTTCCTCGAACCACGCCGATTGACCCCGGAAGACCTTGAATCTTCCGGTCCTCATCCGCTCCAGAAGTTCGATCACGGCCGGTTCCGTGCCTTGCGGGCCGCCGATCTTCTCGTCGTATCTGGCGGACCGGGGCAGCATGTTGGCCCCGTGACCCTTGTATTGCTTCCACAGGGGTCGCCCGGACCCCTTGTCGCGGTTCATGCCGTCGTGCGGCCACGCATGTGGTATCCAGGTACCATGCTTCTTCATAACCACGGCGTGATAGACCGGGGTTTCCCCCGACTTCCGATAGCTGTCGTACAGATAAACCGTGTCCGCATCCTTGTCCCATGCAAGAGCGACCCAGGCAAAGGGGTGGTCGATGCCGAAATCAATGCCGTTGATGCGGTAGAAGTGCTTCGGGAGTTCAAACGGATCGCACAGGATGTCCTCGTCGAGGACCGGATAGACGGCACCCGATCCGAGCAAGGGAACGCCCTGCGAACGGGTGGCGCGTTCGTGTTCCGGGTATGAGGCGAGCAGCGCGGCCTTGGCCTGGTCGTTCAGGTGGGGCGCGTCATCCCATGTGACGTTCTTGTACCAGATGCCGGTCCTCATTTGAGGTATTCAGCCCCCGTGGCGATCTTGTGGTCGCCGTCGATCCGGATGCGGCCGGCTTCTGTCTCAACGCCGTAGCAGGTCGGGCACAGGACGTTCCAGCCCCACACGAATTCCGGCTTCCACCGGCCGTCATCGCCGCATTTCCGGCAATGCAGATCATCGGCATTCGGAGGCAGGGGGCTCCGCTTCATGCACTCGGCATGGACCCGGCCGATGGCCAGATCGAAGACGACGCCTCGGTTAACCGGCGTCTTGCAGTGCGGACAGTTCGTCGATGTCGGTATCGGATTCGAGCCCCATGTAATGCCCGACCAGCCATGTCTGGCCGATCAGCGGCGTCCACGTCGCGATAAGTCGTCCGTCGTTGTCCAGCAATCGGGTCTGCGCCTCGGTGTAGATTGCCCGGGGGCATTCCTCGTCGAGCCAAATCAGATGACAGGCAGCGCCCTGCCAGACACGCCGTGCCACGTCACCCCCCGCACCGGCCCGGTAGGTCTTCAGCGTGCATGTAGATAGCCCGCCAGAGCGATGCTTGACCGTGATCGTATCCACCACGTTGTTTACGCCGGCCTGCCGGTAGGATACCTTCTTGATGAGTTCGCCGGGTATCCAGCCCGTGCCGTGTTCGCCTTCCTTGCCGAGAAGCGCGAGTTGAACCACGTCGCGGGACAGTTCGGCGGTTTCGCATCCGGTCCATGCGAGGATCGGATCGTCGAACCGCCTTCCCTCCCACCACGGGGGGTACCAACCCGACAAGTGGCAGGCGACCTCGGCGGCTCCGGTCTCCGTGTTGTGATTGACGACGCCGCCAGCGCAGTAGTTGTGCGTCACGGCAACCGAGAAGTCGTACAACTCTTGATCCGGCAACACTTCATAGCCTACAATAGTCGCGAAGCCCCCTCTGTAGGTTTGGAGCAATGCGCCGGACAGAAATCGACGAAACCCTCCTGCGGAATTGGGTCGAGATAGAGACGCTGACCCATCAGGAGATCGCGAATCGCTTGGGGTGTTGCCGG